CAAGATGGTGATCCTAACAGAGGTAAAGTACCTATACAAGAATTACAAACATCTAGTGCTAATGGTAAAATACAATCATTAATTAATACTTATCAGTATTATTTACAAATGATTAGAGATGTTACCGGTTTAAATGAAGCAAGAGATGGTAGTTTACCTAATAAAGATGCTTTAGTTGGTTTACAAAAAATGGCTGCTAACGCGTCTAATGTAGCTACTAAACATATTTTAGATGCTAGTTTATATTTAACATTAAGAACTTGTGAAAACATATCATTAAGAATTTCTGATATGTTAGATTTTTCATTAACTAATAATGCTTTACAATCTAGTATAGGTAAATTTAATGTTGCTACTTTAAACGAAATAGATGATTTACACTTATATGATTTTGGTATTTATTTAGACTTAGAACCAGAAGAAGAAGAAAAAGCTATGCTAGAGCAAAACATACAAATGGCTCTACAACAAAATCAAATATATCTTGAAGATGCTATTGATATTAGAGAGATAAGAAATTTAACTTTAGCAAATCAAGTTTTAAAATACAAAAGAATTAAAAAACAACAAGCGGATCAGCAAGCTCAAATGGCAAACATTGAAGCACAATCTCAATCAAATGCTCAAGCTTCAGAACAAGCTGCAATGCAAGATGTACAAAAAGGTGAAGCATTAGCTCAAACTGAAATACAAATAGAACAAGCTAAATCTCAAATGGAGATACAAAGAATGCAAACCGAAATGAAAATAAGGCAACAGATCATGGCTAAAGAGTTTGAATACAATATGAAACTCAAGCAAATGGATACTGATTCAACAACTAAAAAAGAAGCTCAAATTGAAGATCGTAAAGATAAGCGAACTGAAATGCAAGCTACACAACAATCAAAATTAATTAGTCAAAGACAAAATGATCTTCCACCTACTAATTTTGAAAACTCAGGGCTTGCACCTGAAAACACAAACATACAGCAATAGTCTGTATAATTTTACTAATTTTTATTATATTATATTATGTCAGAAACAAAAGAAAAAGCTGGAAAGCTTAAAGTCAAAGTACTTAAACCTAAAAGCTTAAGTAAAAAAGATGAACCTATAAAAATAGATTTATCAAAACCTAAAATAGAAGAAAAAGATGCCATTCAAGTCGGAGAAACAAAGGAAGTACCTGTGGTTGAATCATCCGGAAATAGCGAAAGCGTGGACGCTGGAGGAGAAGAACAAGTACAAGAGCCCAGCCCGGTTGCTGAAATTAAAGAAGAAGAAAAACCTATAATTGAAGAAATTAAAGAAGAACCTGAAGAAGAGGTTGTTTCTATAGGTGAAAAAATGGAACCTCAACCTGAGGCACCAGCTGAAGAGCCACAAGCTATTAAACAAGATATTAATTTACCAGAAAACATCGAAAAAGTCGTAGACTTTATGAAAGAAACTGGTGGAACATTAGAAGATTATGTAAGATTAAATGCAGATTATTCTAATGTAGATAGTGATACCTTATTAAAAGAGTATTACAAACAGACTAAATCTCACTTAGACTCAGAAGAAATTAGCTTTTTATTAGAAGATAATTTTCAGTATGACGAAGAGTTAGATGAAGCAAGAGATATTCGAAAGAAGAAACTTGCATATAAAGAAGAGGTTGCAAAAGCCCGTAAGCATTTAGATGGTTTAAAGAGCCAATATTACGACGAAATCAAGTTGAGACCCGGAGTAACTCAAGAACAAAAGAAAGCTATGGATTTTTTTAATCGCTACAACGAAGAGCAAGATGTAGCTCAACAACAACATGAGGATTTTAAAACAAACACTCAAGATTTTTTTACTAAAGAATTCAAAGGTTTTGATTTCAGTGTAGGTGAAAAGAAATTTAGATATGGTATTAAAAACCCAAGTGAAGTTGCAAGTAGTCAATCAAACATTAACAATACTATTGGGAGGTTCCTAGACAATAAAGGTAATGTTAAAGATGTGAAAGGCTACCATAAAGCTATATATGCTGCTGAAAACGCTGATACTATTGCACAACATTTTTACGAGCAAGGCAAAGCCGACGCTATAAAAGATGTTGCTGCTAAATCTAAAAACATAAGTAACGAAGCTAGAGCTACTGCTCCAAGTGATGTTTTTGTTGGTGGATTAAAAGTTAAAAGTATAAGTGGTCTTGATTCTTCAAAATTGAAAATTAAAACAAGAAAATTTAACTAAAACAAATTATTTATTATGGGACAAATCGCTCCGGTGTTTGGAAATATAGTACCTTCTCAAACACAATTACCGCTAGCTAACAATTACCTAGCGTTTAACACTGGTGCTGCGCCAGTCAATGACTTCGCACAACAGTATTTACCAGAGGTTTACGAAGCTGAGGTAGAAAGATATGGAAACAGAACTTTATCTGGTTTCTTAAAAATGGTTGGCGCTGAAATGCCAATGACATCTGATCAGGTTATCTGGTCTGAACAAAATAGATTGCACATCTCTTATACAGGATGTAGCTTAACAGGACCTGGTGCCGGTACATTTGTATTTAATTTACCTACAAATGCTGGAACTATTCAAAATGCAATTGCTCCTAACGATACTATCGTTGTAATGAACCCAACTACTGGTGTTACATTAAAAGGTGTTGTAGGTGCTGTAGCTGGTGGAGCTGGTAACACAACTGATGTTACTGCTTATCCATTTACTGCTGCTAACTGGGATACTTTAGGTATCGCTGCTGCTGCAGGTGCTGCTGGATTAAAGATATTCGTTTATGGTTCTTTATTTGCTAAAGGAACAGGAAGCGGAGCTTTTTCAGTACAGCCACAATTTACTCAATTTTCTAATCAACCAATCATTATCAAAGATAGATTTGAAATCAATGGTTCTGATATGGCACAGATTGGATGGGTAGAAGTTGCTACAGAAGATGGAACATCAGGATACTTATGGTATCTAAAGTCTGAGTCTGAAACAAGATTAAGATTTGATGACTATTTAGAAATGGCAATGGTTGAAGGTGAATTAGCCGCTGCTGGTGGTGGATTCGTTGCTCAGTCAGCTAACGTACCAGGCTTTACTGCTGCTGGTGGTGCTGCTGTTGCTCACGGTACTGAAGGTTTATTTGCTGCTATCACTGCAAGAGGTAACGTAATGTCTGGATTTAATGGCGCAACTGGTATTTCTGATTTCGATCAAATACTTAAAAACCTTGATACTCAAGGCGCTATTG